AGAAGCCATGCAACGCTACAAGGACGGTGAAAAGCTATACCTTAGTGAGGCTTTGGAGGCAGAAGCCAGAAAACGCCAAGGTGAGTTCAACGACAATCAAGAAGACCCATTGCCGGGTATGATACAGGCATACTTAGACATGAAGTTACCGACCGATTGGAATACATGGGACTTAAACCGCCGACGTGCGTACATCAAGAACCCGGACCCATTGGACGAAACAGGCACGGAAACACGTACCAAGGTGTGTGCCGCCGAGTTCCTTTGTGAGGTATTGGGCCGTGATGTTGGTAGTAAAGATTATAAGTATGAGGCCCGAAAAGTTAATAAGGTATTGGGTGAAATAGGTTGGCTTAAATTATCTTCTGCAAGATTTCCGATATATGGAACACAGCGAGGTTTTAGCAGACCGACAGAAGAAAATGAAAGCGACCTTTGAGGCTTTTTCGGACATAGGAATTTGTAAACAAAGTGTTGTTTACAAAGTTTGTTTACAAGGTAAAGGCGAAAAATCAAAAATCGCAAAAAGCGTAAACAATTTATTTTGTTTACAACTTTGTTTACAACTTTGTTTACACCCTAAAGTACTGAATATCAATATATAACTATATATGTAAACAATATATCTATAAAATATAGTATAAGTAGTAATATAGTGTTATATACATAGAAATATACATATAAGTGGTATTAAGTATATATATATAGAATGTTGAAAGTAGAATGTTTACAAATGGGATAAGGCAAAAATGAAGAAGTTAGAGAACATAACACGCCACGCCGAGGTATCGGAAAAGGCGATAGAAAAATATTTGGTGGAACAGGTGAAAGCCATAGGCGGCATTTGCCTCAAATACTCAAATGCTAACATGGTGGGTTATCCTGATAGAGTGATATGCTTACATGGCGGCAAAGTTGTATGGGTAGAGTTGAAAAGTAGAGGCAAGAAGCCAACTAAGATACAAACCATACGTCAAAGTGAGTTGGTAAGTTTAGGGCACGAAGTTCACACGATCGACAACAAACAGAGTATAGACGAATTGATTAATATTTGGAGGGCAGAGAAATGAAGTATAGGCCATACGAATATCAGAAAACAGCGATGCAGTGGATATTAGACCACCCACGATGCGGTTTGTTTCTGGATATGGGTTTAGGTAAGACGGTAAGCACACTTACAGCACTTCAACAACTCATAGACGATTGCGAGATTAGCAAAGTGTTGGCGGAGGCCCCGAAAAAGGTAGCCGAAACCACATGGACTACGGAGGCAGAAAAGTGGAATCACTTACAGAGCCTACGAGTGGCAAAGGTGATGGGCACGGAGAAGCAGCGTAATTTGGCATTGGCATCCAAAGCCGACATCTATGTAATCGGCAGGGATAGTTTTGTTTGGTTAGTTGGTAAGTACGGCGGTCAGCTACCTTTTGATGTGTTGGTGATTGATGAGCTAACAAGTTTCAAGAGTTCAAAAAGCAATCGTTTCAAGGCTATGCGTACAGCCGTGCCAACAGTTGACAGGGTAATAGGACTAACCGGAACCCCGGCACCGAATGGGCTAATAGACCTTTGGGCACAGATGTACTGTATAGACATGGGCGAGCGATTGGGTAAGAGTATTACCAAGTATCGTGAAACCTACTTTGAGACCCACAAGTGGAACAACGTAATAGTACGATGCGACATTAAGAAAGGGTGTGAGGAAATAATCAAAAACAAGATTTCCGATATTTGTTTATCAATGCAAGCAAAGGACTATTTGCAGTTGCCTGATATGATTACCCACGAAACCAAACTTACTTTGTCGCCTAAAGTGATGGAGGCATACACCAAGTTTGAGAAAGAAAAGGTTTTGGAGTTTACGGAACTACATACAGGCGAGAACGCCAATATATTAGCCAACAGTGCCGCCGGGCTGATGAATAAGTTAAGCCAGTTTGCCAACGGTGCAATATACGACGATGCCAAGGACGTACACGAAATACACGATGAGAAGTTGGATAAGTTAGCCGAGATAGTGGAAGCAGCTAACGGTAATCATGTGTTAGTGTTCTATCAGTTTAAGCACGACGTTACACGAATAACCAAGAAGTTGAAAGGCTATGTAGTCAAGTCGTATGAGGGAGAAAAGGAGCTAAGAGAATGGAACGACGGCAAGATAGACGTACTATTAGCCCACCCTATGAGCACGGCGTTTGGCTTGAATATGCAGCAAGGAGGGCACTATATCGTATGGTTTGGCACAGGTTGGAATCTGGAGTTATACCAACAAGCCAACGCACGACTACATAGACAAGGGCAGCAATACCCAGTACAGGTGTACAAACTGATTTGTGCCAACACCGTAGATGAGCGAGCCGATGCAGCTTTGAACGGCAAGCAGGGAGTACAACAAAGTCTATTGGATAGCCTCAACTACTTAGTACGTAAGTATCATGCAACAATAACAATCAAAGACGAATATTAAGTTATGGCGAAAGACAAGGATTATATACGTTTCATCCACACGGCCAGATGGCTACGATTGAGACGTGACAAACTTAGTGATTATCCACTATGTGAGAGGTGCGAGGAATTGGGCAAGGTGACAGCAGCCACGGAGGTACACCACGTAATACCAGTGGAGAACGGACTAACAAGGGCCGAGAAAGAACGCCTGATGTTTGATTACTTCAACCTCAAAGCCCTATGCCATGAGTGCCACGTCAAGGTACATACGGACATGGGCAGGTGTGGCAAGG